GCCCACTTCTCCGAGTCGTGACCATTGACAGCCTCGTAGCCCGGACGGGTGACGTTCCAGAGGCCGAAGGGGTTGAGAGGCAGGATGACATGCCCCTCATTGGGGAACCGGACATCATCGAAGACGTACTTGCCATCAGGCTCCGACATCTGAGCGAAGGCCGCGTTGACCCAGAAGTCCTCGTCCACAGCCCGGATGCAGTCGGTCCCGAGCACCTGGAGGAGGCGGCGGTACTCCGGCCCCCACGAGCTCTCCTTGATGACCGTCTCGGCGGGCGTGGTGTCATCGAACATGCGCCCATCGCGCTCCACAACCTCAAACAGGTCATTGACCCTGAAGGTCTGGGCGTTCATGAAGTTCGGCTGGTTGCCGATGATGGGGTTGAGCGTGCGTAGCATCTTCTTCAGCGGGGCCGCGAAGGACAGCCGGGTGAAGCCGTGCTCCTCGACCAAGTAGTTTGCGACTGTGCTCTTGCCGCTGCCGGCGTATCCGGTGAGTCCAATGACATTCACTTTGCTTCCTCCCATTCAGGCGTGGTTGCCATGTTGACCGTGAGCTTAGGGAATGCGCTCGGGTCCGGGATCAGGAAATCGTCTAGGACATTGAGCACCGTCCATGCGGCGTCCTCAATGTCGGATTCAACCGAACTGTGGCTGAAATGTGTGGTGAGTGCGGAAACAACGGCTGCGTGCTGTCGGTCCTCTACTGTCTTGCTCATGATTTGCTCCTTAGTTGTTTGCTGCTTTGAGGTAAAGGCTGGTCTGTGATGCCCCCGTGAGGCGGGCAATGGTGCTGATCGAGGTGCCGGTCTCCTGCGCTGTCTGCACGAGAGACCTTGGTACGTGTGTGTTTATAATGACGAGCTTACGAAGATACACAAGAGAAGACAAGACTTCTGGCTCGAATTTTCCGCCAGCGGCATTCTTTTTCATGTGGCGGGCCACTGTCGGCACACTCAACCGGGCAATCTTGGCGATCTGGTTGAGGCTGAACATTGCGTGGGCGTGGAGCTCGTGTGCCATGTTCAGCTTGTCCTTGCGGTCAGCGAGGGCTGAGAACTTCCAGACCTCGTGCGCCTTCTTCAGGCCCAGCAGCTTGGCGTCCCGGATGTCGGTCAGGTCAGCGGTGAAGATCGAATCGACTTCTTCAGTGATGGTGCTCATGCCGCCATCTCCCCTTCCGCGTTCAGCAGTTCGATCCAGCGGACCTTCTTGTCATCCTGATAGTTCGCCACGATTCCCGCGTCCGTGAGGGCCTGGACAATCTTCAGGAACTCATCGGCCCGCATCTCGGTGCGGAAGTGGCGGTACACGCTCTCCCACTTCACTGTTCCGCCCTTCAGGAGCAGGAACTCCTCGACGGCAGACTGGCTACGTGCCCATGTGGACTCGGAAATCCGGTTGGCCATGTTGACCATGTGCCCGAACCAGCTGGAGGAGTAGTTGATGGCCACGAGCATGTGCGGCAGCTCCACGTTGTCGCAGCAGTCCAGCATCGCCAGCAAGGTGGCGGTCTTCAGGATGGACTTGGTGAGACGGTCCGACGCGGCCTCGATGATGGTGTGCCGCTGGTGGCCCTCAGCCGCATCCAGCACGTCCGTGATGAAGCGGTTCAACCGCTCCCACGCCTCGGGCACACAAGGGACAGGGATGGTAGGTGAGTCCGGTGACGGGGTGAAGTCTTCCCAGTGCTGGCGGGCGTCCTCGATCCGCTTCACCATCGCGGTGAACACCTCATCACCCTGCTTGACCTCCCGGATGTCCTGCTGTTCTAGGTAGTCGGACTTGGCCGAGCGGGGAGGAGGTGCGGCCTCGATGTAGATGAACCGGGTCAGGAAGCCCGAGCGGAAGTCATCTTGGGTCAGGTAGTCAGCCACCTGGGAGGCGATGCCCATCAGGAACAGGGTCAGGGACACATCCACCGAGCCTCGGCGGTTCTGATCCCCGGTGGCGCGGAGCTTGCCGGAAACATGACCGTCGTAGAGCTCGGTCATCTTGCCCTTGGCCCCGGCCATATAGGCCTTCTTGTCCATTTCCTGAATCCAGCCCTGCGCCTCATCGCGGTGCAGGAGGGCCGAGCGGTTGGGGCGCTTCAGGAGCTCGTTGTCCAAGGCCTCGGGGGTGAAGTCGGAGCCCAGATCGTAGTTGTACTCGATGCCGTCCGAGTCAGCATCCGGGTCAGGGACCACGGCGAGTTCCTTGATGAACGACATGCCGAGCGCCCTAGTGGTGGACTTCCGCGAGCGGGTGGTCTCGCCCAGCACCATGAACCACAGGTTGAGCGGGAGCTTGCCGAATTTCGGGACCGCGTGGCCGAAATCGGAGAACACGGTGGAGAGGATCATCAGGGCCGCAGCGACGTGGTACTCCTGCGCGGCGTCCGTCTTGGTAGAGGCCCAGGCCACGTAGTCGGAGATGAACGTGGACTGCAGGGACGCCTTCTCCTCCTTGGTCAGGAAATCGACGGACTTGTCCTTGATAGTGGGCTCGATGGTGGCCGTGACCTCGTAGTCTTCGGTCTCCTCGGGGTCACCCTGCTCGGACTTGGACCGTGCCCGCAGGATGTCGGCCCAGAGCAGTTCGTCACTGTTGTGCTTGCCGTCAGCCTCGAACTTGTTGAAAGCGTGGGACTGGCAGATCACAAACGCGGCCTCGTCGGTGGCACCGCAGCGAAAGAGCTCCTGCTCCAGCAGAAACAGGGCGTCGGAGCGGTCAACGTTGCCGGCGCTGGACTTGTTGAGCAACTGCATCAGGTTGGGGGACGCCTTCAGGGATTTGAGGGCGGCACCCATCTTGGGCAGTGTGCCCATCTCCTTGAACTGGTTGACGGCCTGTTCGGCGGGAGGGTAGGCCGCAGCGAACTCGGCAAGGGTGTAAGTGAGTCCTGTGAGTTCGTAGGTGACCTCGAAGGGAGTCTCGTACTTGGTGTTACTGGTCCCGGGGACACGGAGCAGCTTGTTCACGGCCCAGCCGTTGTCCAAGCCTGTGGTGGTCTTGTCGTGAGTGAGGCTGACGCTGTGCGCCAGCGGCTCGATGATGGCAGGATCGTGGCAGTCTGTGATGGCCCAGTATAGGTGCGACTTGCCCGGTGAGGTGTGCACGATGCCCGAGGGCTCCAGCAGGGCGTCCTCGATGTTGAAGGTGTCCGCGTCGGCGTGGACTACCTGGATGGCCTTGGCGCTCCGCTTGCGTGCGTTGGTGACCTTGAACAGCGACGGGCTGGTGTAGGTGTCAATCGACTTCTGCTTGGCGGTGTAGTCCAGCAGTTGCGGCTTCTGCTCGGGCCACTGGAAGAACCGCTGGTTGGAGGGGTTGCCCTGCCCGTCCATGAGGGCGACTACGGCGATGCCCTCTATACCTTCCCACAGAAACGAGAGAAATTCGTCTTGGCTCATGCTTTGCTCCCCAGCGTGTAATACATTCCTACCGCTCCGTTCAACGTAAAACCCAAAGCCGTCGAGCCTTGGGTTTTGTGTGGTTCTGTGTTTCTCGTGCCCGCGGTCCTTCATGAGGGGACGGTGTGCTTACACAGCACGGGCGATGGTACTTAGAGCTTGATGAGCTGCTTCTTGGCGGGAGCCTTGGAAGCGGTGGCTGCAACGCCTGCCTTGGCTCCCGTGTTGGCCTTCACCGAAGCGGAAGCGGCAGCCGAGTCCTCGACCGACTCCACCGAGCGGTAGCCACGGGTCTTCTCGCGGTACTGCTTCGGGGAGAAGGATTCCTTGTAGTTGGACTCCTTGGTCTTCTTCTCCTCCCAGGTGACATCGAGGTACAGCTCCTCGCCCAGCCAGTCGTCGGTGTCGATGTCGTCCAGCTCGTCGGCGGCGACGCCCATTGCCTTGGCGATGGCCACGAGGTCATACGGCGGAGTGGCCTTGCCATCCTTGCTGGTGCCCTCGAAGGCGTTGATGTCAGCGAACAGGCGGCGGTTCTGCTGGCGGGAGCCATCAGCCGCAACCTCGCCGTCAGCGATGCGGAACTGGAACTTCAGGCGGGGCTTGCCGGCGTTGTCACCGGACTTCACCTGATCCGCCGCGATGGAGAAGATGTTGACCTTGTAGCGGCCTGCGGGAACCGGCTCGAACGAGCGGCCTGCGGAGTCGAAAGTTTCCTGGTCTACGTTGAGTGAGAGACGCATGATGTTGTTCCTTCTTGGTTGGTGTGTTGTTTTGTTTGGATAAAGAGAAAACTACGAAGTGGTGAGCAAAAGCCTATCACTCGTCCGCGTCGGTGTCTCCGTTTTCGGAGGTCAGCTGCTCGTAGATGTCACCGAACGTCGGGTTGATGATCTGGTGATCCAGCTTGCCGAAACGGTCCCCTGCCAGAATCTTGCCGTCCTGCCCGGTCTGGAGCACACGGAAGTTGGACTTGGTTGCCTTGTCCTGTGCGACGGCGAGGTAGGCGATGATGTCCACCACCTTGGGAACCTCCCCGAGCGAGGCCTTGCCCAGCAGGACAGGCTGGATGCGGACGGCCCCGGTGTTCTCGTCCCGGATTTCCTCGGAGTGGGTGATGAAGACCGAGTTCACCGGGGAGCGGTGCAGCATCTTCACGACGTTCACCGAGTTGTCCTTGATGGTGCCCC